GTTCAATAAACTAATGTACGAAAGACTTATTGCCGGTGAAAACATCACACTATTTTCACCTCATGATGTTCCTGGTTTATATGATGCCTTTTTTGCAGATCAAAATAAATTCAAAGAACTATATGAAGCGGCAGAACGTAAAACTAGTATTAGGAAAAAATCTATTCCTGCTATTGAATTGTTTTCTGCGTTCGTACAAGAACGTAAAGACACTGGTAGAATTTACTTAATGAACGTTGACCATGCTAACACACATGGCGCATTTATAGAAGATGTAGCACCAATCAAACAGAGTAATTTGTGCTGTGAAATTGATTTACCTACTAAACCTTTAACACATGTCAATGACGAAGAAGGTGAAATCAGTTTATGTACATTAAGTGCAGTCAATTGGGGAGCAATTAAAAATCCTGCAGAGTTTGAAAATGTTTGTGACTTGGCTGTTAGGGCATTAGATGAACTGTTAGATTATCAAAGTTACCCTGTGTTAGCGGCAGAACTTAGCACAATGAATAGACGTCCGTTAGGCATTGGTATAATTAACTTTGCATTCTGGTTAGCAAAAAATGATACTAGTTATCAAGATCCTAACTTAGAACTCATAGATGAATGGGCAGAAGCATGGAGTTACTATTTGATTAAAGCAAGTGCTAACTTGGCTGTGGAAAAAGGTACTATTCCAAAGAACATGGAAACTAAATACGGACATGGTATCACTCCTAACCAAACATATAAAAAAGATGTTGACGAACTGGTTAAACATACAGAACGTTTAGATTGGAAAGGATTGCGTAAACAGTTAGCAGATACAGGTATTAGAAACAGTACACTAATGGCATTGATGCCAGCAGAAACTTCTGCACAGATTAGTAACAGCACAAACGGTATTGAACCACCACGTAGTTTTGTTAGTATTAAACAAAGTAAGCATGGTGTGTTAAAACAAGTAGTGCCTCAGTTTGCAAAACTAAAAAACAAATATGATTTACTATGGGATCAAAAGTCACCTCAAGGCTATTTAAAAATAATGGCAGTCCTACAAAAGTACATTGACCAAGGTATTTCGGTAAATACATCATACAATCCAGAACACTACGAAGATGAAAAAGTACCAATGAGTGTTCTTATCCAAGATATATTGATGTTTTATAAGTATGGTGGTAAGCAACTGTACTATAATAACACCTTTGACGGGCAAGGCGAGATAGATATTAACAAAGAAACTGTAGAACAACAAACAGTTACTACAACATTTATAGAAGACGAAGAAGACTGCGAGAGCTGTAAGATTTGAAAAAGAGAAAGATGAGTGTATTAAATACAAAAAATAAATCCGATCATACTAAAGCAAAAATGTTTTTAGATGATAACGGTGGTATGGGTATGCAAAGATTTGATACCCTAAAATATAAGCAGTTCGATAAAATTACTGATAAGCAGTTAGGATTCTTTTGGCGTCCAGAAGAAGTTGATATACTTCGCGATGCAAAAGATTTTAAAGATCTAAGTGATCATGAAAGACATATTTTTACAAGTAATTTAAAAAGACAAATACTTTTAGACAGTGTGCAAGGCCGTTCACCTAACTTGGCTTTTTTGCCTATAGTAAGTATTCCTGAGTTAGAAACGTGGATTGAAACATGGGCATTTAGTGAAACAATTCATAGCAGAAGTTATACACACATAATCCGCAATGTGTATTCTAACCCAAGCAAAGTGTTCGACGAAATGTTAGACATTAAAGAAATTGTTGATTGTGCTGATAGTATTACAGAAAACTATGATAAATTGATTGAGTACAATCAAGCCAGAGAAAGAGGCTTAGCAAGTTACGATTTGTATGAGCACAAAAAGAGATTATGGAAATGCATAATGAGTGTAAACATACTCGAAGGTGTGCGTTTCTATGTATCATTTGCATGTAGTTGGGCTTTTGCAGAACTCAAAAGAATGGAAGGTAATGCAAAAATTATCAAACTAATTGCACGTGATGAAAATGTGCATTTAGCAAGTACACAACAAATGCTAAAATTTTTACCTCAAGAAGACAAAGACTTTGCTAAAATTAAAGAAGAAACAGCAGAGGAATGTAAGCAAATGTTTATAGATGCTGTAGAACAAGAAAAAGCATGGGCAGATTATTTGTTCAAAGACGGAAGTATAATTGGATTAAATGCAGATCTACTAAAACAATATGTAGAATTTATTGCGGCCAAAAGAATGCATGCCGTTGGCTTAGAAAAGGTATATAATATGGGTACCAATCCTTTGCCGTGGACACAAAAATGGATCGGTGGAGGCGAAGTACAAGTAGCACCACAAGAAACAGAAATTAGTTCATATGTAATTGGTGGTACAAAACAAGACGTAACAAACGACACATTTAAAGGCCTTAGCCTTTAGGAGACATAATGTATAATACAGAAAATTTAATCGGTGACGTAGTCACCATCAAAGTATCCAGTGGCATCGAAATATTAGCAACATTAATAGGTGTTGATGAAAAATTTAGATACCTAACTGTAACGCATCCTAGAAACTTAGTTATAAACAGTGATTCTGGTGAACTTGCACTAGTACCATATGTTTTTACTAGTTCGGCAGATGAAATTGTAATGAACACCGGTGAGATATTATCGGTATCACAAACTGCAGAAGAAAGTAAAGAAGATTATCTTAATCTAGTAGAAAAAGATGAGCCATCAGACGAAGTGATTGTTTCTGAGCATATTGTAGAAGAAAAGTCAGATAAATAATTGTATGCCAGGAATTGCAAGAAAAGGATCAGACAATGCTAGAGGTACAATTACAGGCCCTAGTTCTTCTACTGTCTATGCAGACGGAAAGCCAGTTGCTTTGCTAGGCGATATAGTTGCTGGTCACGGCCTTGCGCCTCACAGTAATCCAAGACTAGTAAGTAACGGTGCTCAAAAAGTTTTAGTAGACGGTAAAATTCCTGCTAAAAAAGGCACACAAGCATCTTGCGGACACTCTGTAACTCCAGGTTCTAGCACAGTTATAGTACCGTAATGTCAACTTTAATATCAGTAAAAGGCCCGCATGCTAGAGGCCTTGATGATAACATTCGAATACAATGGAACATGGGTAATTCATGTAATTACGAGTGTAATTACTGTCCTACTGTGTTACACGACGGTTCTAAGCCATGGTTAAACACACAGGTATACATTGACACCATCGAAAAGATATCAACGCACTACAACGCATTACAGCAACGCACAGACTATGAATTAATAGGTGGAGAAGTCACTGTAATACCCGGATTTGAGGATATTATACGCAAAATAAGCG